ATGTTAGAGTTAGAAAGAAAATAGATAAGTCTAAGGTAAAACTAGAACTAATACCACCAGAAAATTTTAGAATATCACGAGAGTCTACATGTATATCTGATGCACAGTTTGTAGGAATACAGACACAAATGTCAAGATCTGAAATACGAAAGTATTATCCAGAAGTATCTGATGATATAGATTTTGATACTATGCATGACACTTCATGGTTAGGTTCTGCAAAGTACTCACAAGATGTTGCTGCTAGAAAGCACGTAACAGGACAGGAGTACTGGCAAGGATCTGCTGAATCATATGAAGTACCACTAGAAGCAAATATAAATGTAAACGTTACAGAATGTTGGATAAGAGTAGATAGAGATGGAGATGGTATTGCTGAGTTAAAGCACATTATGACTATAGGTAACAACATCATATATGAAAACGATGTTGATGAAATACCTTTAGCTTCTATAGTTCCTATTGATATACCTTTCGAGTTTTATGGTTTATCAATGGCAGACTTTACAAGAAGCTCTACATTAGCAAATACAGCAATATTAAGAGGTTTTGTAGAAAATACTTACTTAACTAATTATGCTCCAAAGCTCGCTGATCCAAACGTAGTAGATTTTTCTGCTTTACAAAATATGAAGCCGAAGCAGATTATACCTACAAACGGTAGTCCACAAGGATCGGTGGCAACTCTACCACCTGAAACTATATCTACAGGTACAGTTCCTTTATTAAACCATCTACAAACGATAAAAGAACAAGCCACAGGTATGAGTAAAACAGTACAAGGTCTTAATGACACGTTGTACGTATCAGGCAACTCTGAACAAAAGTTTGCCGCTGTTCAATCAGCAGCCCAGAAGCGCATATCTCATATTGCGCGGCGATTTGCTGAAACAGGATTTAAGCGGTTAATTGCTGGGGTCTATACTACTATGCATAGGAATATGAAAAGAAAACTTTCTTTTAATATGAACAATGTATATAAAACTATAGATATGAACGCACTACCAAGTAAAATGGAAGTTGAAATTCTTCTTGATATAGGAGAAAATAGTAATAGTACTAGACTTAATAAGTTGAGACAAATAGGTGCAGAAGTTCTCCCGGCTTTAAATAAACAAGGAGCAGGCATGGCTATAAAGCCAGAAGCTCCTGCAGTATTAGCCACTAAGATAATAGAGGCTATGAACTTAGATAGTAACGATTTCTTAGAGGACTATAACAAAGACGAGTTTAGGCAAAAAGCTATGAAAGCAATACAGTTGCAATCGCAAGCTGCTAAAACAACTAGAGAAGCAGCAATGCAAAAAGCAATGAGTGACGTTAAATTGCAAGAAGCAAATATTACCTATACTAATGCTCAAGCTAAAAATACTATGGATGATAACGCTAGACAACTAGCTGTTGCTATCGATAAGCACTTTCAGCAATGGGCAGATCTTAGTGTCAAAGCACAAAAGGAAGGGGCACAAATACCGCCTCATCCTAGCTATGACGAAATATTAATGATGGCAAGTAGCATTTTAGGAGGAAAAAATGGGAACAGTAACAATTAATGCTTCAGGAGTTGGAGCGGCACAATCAGGTACAGTAACTACTGCTGCCGGCTCAGGAGCTGGAAGTATAATAGTTACTAACGACTCTGATGCTAGAATAAAATTTAATGTAGCTACAGCAGGAACAGATGTACAGACAGGATTAACTTGTGCTGAAAAGTCTTTTCTTATAGTTACAGGGCTAGATAATGGAGCCCAAACATTAACTAGTTTAACAACAGCGCATGGTACAGTTGCACAAAATGGTGAGATTGTATATAATACACTAATTGCTTAAATGAATAAGGAAGCTATGATAACACATATTATTATGGTTATCGGACTTTTCCTAGTCATTTATTATTTTGCTTTTTAAATAGAAAAATTAAGGATAAAATGGATAAGTATAAAGCGACGGCTGAGAAGAGGCTAAGTAATACTAAATCCTATGGTAATCATAAGATTCACCCTGAAGAGCTAGCTAGACGAGCACACGTACAAGGTAAGTTTGCAGCTAGAGAGCGTGATGAATTTTTTGATGAAGCATATGGAGACATATTAGTAGATCTGTTTTTACAATGGTTAAAGACCGAGCCTCACGAAACTAAGTCTCGAGAATTTTTATACGCGTCTGCAATGGCACTTGGTAGTGTCAAAGAAAAGATGATAAATATTGAGACTTACGGAAAAAACGTACCTATAATGAAGGAGAACGAGAGTGAGGGAAATTAATAAAACCGAACTACTATATAACATTGATACAATGATAAATACTTTAGAGTATGATTCTATGAGATCTGCAGGTAAAACAAAAATTAACTGTGGATTACTAGTAAACTTATATAATCTAAAAGATATTTATAAAAAGGAATTAAAGAATTCCAAGGCAGCCCCAATAAAGGAGGTGGCTAATGGATAACAATACAGAAGCACAAGTGGACTCTACCCGACAGGATGATTCCCAAGCCAATGTAGGTCGAACAGAAGATCAGTTGCTGGCTGACATTGTGAAAAGCTCGCCTTTTACACAATCTCTACCCGAAGAGCAAGTGCCTGAGTTAGACCCGGAAGAATCAGAGGAAGTTGAGACCCAAGAGTCTGAGGAAGCCGTTAGTGAAGAAGTTGAAGAGGAAGTCAAAGTAGAAAGTGAAGAAGTACTAGCTGAGGATGCCGTTGAAGAAACCGCTACCCAAGAAGTTGAGACTTATTCTCAAGAAGACTTAGACTTAGATGCTAAAGTTTCTGTGAAAATTGATGGCACAGATACTCAAGTATCTTTTGGTGATCTTATTAAAGGTTACGCTACCGAACAATCTCTTTCTAAGAAGGGTCGAGAGCTTGGAGATGCTAGGAAAAAGCTTGATGAAGAATACCAGGGTAAGCTATCACAACTTGACAGTATGTCAAAAGCTAGTTTAACAGTATTGTATTCAAGTGAAAAAGACTTAGCGGAAAAATACCATAAACTCGAGGAAAAAATTACAGAAGCACGTAAGGATAATGATTCATACAACTTAAGTGAATTGAAAGACGAGCGTGAACAAGTGCAAAAAGAGTATTGGACAGCTCGTAACAAGCGAGAGCAATTGACAACTGCTGTGCAAAAGCAGTCACAGGAGGAAACTCAGAAAGCTTGGAATGAGCAAATACAACATTTTAACGATACTATTCCTACTATGATACCTGGTTACGACGAAGGTAGAGCTAAACTTATACGTGAGTTTGCTTTAACAGAAGGAATAAAAGAAGATGTTTTAAATACTGTTACTGATCCTAGCATAGTAAAGTTTGTAGATGACTACAGACAACTAAAGCAAGGCATCAAGCAAGGTTCTGTAAAACGTAAAGCCTTGCCAGTTAAGAAGGCACCAGTGAGGAAAGCTAAAACTGTTTCTAAACAGAAGCAAGATGCTGACCAAGTATTGCGTGCAAAAGTACTAGCTGGAAAAGGTGAAGCCGCCGACGATATGGATTTCCTAAAGTCTATAGCCCAAAAGTCTCTGAGTAATATTTAACTTAACTCAGTCTTTGGAGGTAATTACAAATGACTAATGTACTTGGTGTACGTGGTGCGGGTGGACCAGCAGGTCCAGCTAGATCCACAGGCAAAGATGTCTCCCAACGGGAAGACCTTGCTGATTTTATTACGATGATTACAAGGGATGAAACCCCTTTTATATCATCTATCGGTAAAGCGAAAGCTACTGCAATCTATCACGAATGGCAGACTGACGAACTAGAAACTCCTGGTGACTCAAAGATCGGTGAAGGTACCGATTACATTGAGCCTGTATCAGGTGGTGGTGCGTCGGCAACTCCTACTGTTGGTGCTAAGTTTGCAACTGACGGACCTAACCGAACTCGACTAGGCAACTACACACAGATCAACGGTAAAACTATTGCTGTGTCAGGAACTAGACGAGCTGTTGATCAAGCTGGTGTAGCTGATGAATACGCTTACCAACTTAAAAAGCGTGGAACTGAAATGAAGCGTGACGTCGAGCACGACATGATTCACTCACATAACGTTTCTGCTGCTGTTGGTAACCAAAATGCTAACGCTAGAAGTGCTGGTGGATACCAAGCATTTATTAACTCTACTGACACTTGCGTATACGTAGGTGGATATGGTGCTCCTGCAACTGTTGCAGATGGTACTGGTAGAATTAGGAATGCTGCTACTTCTGGAACTGCTCAGCCTGCTACAGGTTCTTTAGCATTAACAGACATCGACTCTGTTATGCAGAAAATCTACGAGCAAGGTGGAACTGCTACTAGCATAATGGTATCACCAAAATTAAGGAGAGACTTCTCTGACTTAATGATATCTGATACAGGTGTTAAGCGAGAAATCGGAACCTCAGGACAACTACGTCAATCAGTAGACGTATACATGTCTGACTTTGGTGACTTAATGGTAGTACCTAACTACATCATGGGTCTAACAAATGCTGTACAGCTAACAAACTCTGCTGGATCACCTGGTAACCTAGGTGCTACGACTAACATGGCAGACAAGTCAGCGTTGGTTTATGATCCTATGTATTTTGCTATTGCGAATCTACGACCTCTACAAGAGGTAGACGTAGGGCAAAAGGGTGACTCAACTGTTGGAATGATGGTTGAAGAGCTTACACTTGAAGTACGTAATCCTAAGGGTTGCGGAGCTATCTACGGTCTTGCATAAGACTTTTGGGGAGGTTTAATCGCCTCCCCATTTTTTAAATCAAGGAGATACAAATGGATCACGCTAAAAAAATGATGCATGGTGGTAAAGTACACTACAAGCCAGGTGGCGGAATGGTAATGGATGACATGAATAAAGTCATGATGAAGATGCATGGTGGTAAGGTTCATGATGCTAAGTACTACCAAAAAGGAGCTAAAGTAGCAGGTTGTGGACCAGCTAGAAATAAACCTAACATGACTAAAAAAGCATAATGCCAGATCCTAAAAAGGGTACTGGTAAAAAGCCTAAAGGTTCTGGACGCAGACTTTATACAGATGAAAACCCTAAGGATACAGTAAGTATAAAGTTTGCTACGCCAGCAGATGCTAGGGCAACAGTAGCTAAAGTAAAAAGAATTAATAAACCTTATGCTAGAAAGATACAAATACTTACTGTTGGAGAACAACGAGCTAAAGTTATGGGTAAGTCACAAGTATCTAGTATATTTAAAAAAGGTAAAGCAGCAATAAAGAAAGCGCATGGGAAAACAAATGGCAAATAAGATGGTTGATCCACCTAAAGGGTTTCATTGGATGAAGTCTAGTAAAGGTTTTAAACTAATGAAAGGTGACTATGTAAAACACCCTGGAGCTATAAGAAAGGCTTCGTTTGAAGTGCAAACTGTACATAAAGGAGGGAAAGCTAATGTACGTAATAAGAGCAGCTAATGGTAACATCTATCCGGTAGATCGATCAGTGTTTAGAATTGCTGAAGTAACTGGTGGTGGATATAAACTAACACACTTTACAGCTAACGCAGGAAGTGTAGCAACTAACGCGAATCCAGCAGCAGCAACAGCTGGTGATGAACTAGGTTATATAGGCAAGTCAGGAAGATTTGTTGCTATAACAGAGGCAGCTACATAATGGCAAAGCAACATGAATTTAATTTTTCTAGTGCCACAGTTGATCCTAAAAATTCTATAAAAGCTGGATATGATTTAGAAACAAACAAGTGGCAAGCTACACAAGATGTAACACATTTTATAGAAGCGGTAAAGCAAGACAGGGATAAAGAAGCTTACTTTGGAAAAAGCAAAATGGGTTATCGTAAAATGGCTACTATACCAGATATAGTTGCTATTAAAATAAAAGAGGATTATGGTATTGATTTACACGATCCTGCATTTATGCACGATAAGGACAAGCTTAAAAAGTTAAAAGTTATATTAAAAATGGAATATCCTCATTTGCTCGTAAACACATAGGAGGGTATAATGACTTATACTGAACTCGTAGCTTTAGTACGTAATTGGTCTAACAGAGACGAAGAAGTAGTTAGTGATAACATTATTAAAGACTCTTTAAGATATGCAGCTGATAAGGCATATAGAAATCTTAGAGTTCCTCCTTTAGAAAATGTTGCAACTTATAGTAAAGCAGAACTAGAATCAGCTACAACCACTAACACACAACTACTAGCTAGTAAGACTGAAATAAAAGTTCCATTTGATTTAATTGAAATCATACAAATAAAAGAATTAGACTCTGCTGGTGGTGTAACTAGAGTATTTAATGAAAAGCTAGACGTTAGAACGTTTAACGATCCTACAGCAGAAAAGTATTTAGCTAGTAACTACTTTACTAGAGAGCGTAATTTAATATTTTTAACGCCTGGTTTTGGTGAGAATGCTTTTGGTAATACTTCAAACAGTGTTGAGCTACTTTACTATAGAAGATTACCTGCGTTAGATGCTAAGTACGCTGTAACTACACTAAACTATAAAGCAGGTTTCTTAACAACATCTGGTGGTACTACTGCATTACACTTTGTTAATGGTGATACAACTAATGCTTACGCAACAGGGTCAGAGGCAACTACAGCTGATACAGAAAGCGCAGGTACAAACTCAGCTAACTATATTGGTACTGAAGTACCTAATTGGTTAAGAGATCAGAACGAACGTATACTACTATACGGAGCTTTGGTAGAGGTTTTTGCTTTTGTGCAAGATGATCAGCAAGCTGCTAAGTATAAGTTAATGTTTGATAATGAAATTAACGAACTTAATTCTGAAGATAGGAAAAGAAATTCTTCTGGTGGTAATGTACAAATAAATTTTAACGGAAGAGGGTTGATATAATGACAACACCAGCACGACCAGGTCAGTTTACAGGAGCGACAGACAATGAAGCTAATGGTGGTTTATTTACTGACTCAAAAATCGATGGGATACCTGATCTTGTTGCAGCAGACGTTGCTTCAGCACAGACTTCCGCTACTACAGCTACTACTCAAGCAGCTACAGCGACTACACAGGCAACCACAGCAACAACAAAAGCCACAGAAGCGTCAGCCTCTGCAACCGCAGCAGCTGGTTCTGCAACTGCAGCAGCTTCAAGCGCCACAGCAGCAGCCGGTAGTGCCACAACAGCTAGTGATGCTGTGTCTTCTGTTAGCACAAACGCGACAAACGCTGGTACAAGTGAGACAAATGCAGCAACTAGTGCTTCAAACGCGGCAGATTCGGCAACGACAGCATCACAGCAAGCTACAAACGCCACAACTCAAGCAAACTCAGCGCTTTCAAGCGCATCTTCAGCAACTAGTAGTGCCAATGCTGCTGCAGCCAGCTTTGATAGTTTTGATGATAGGTATTTAGGAGCTAAAAGTAGTGATCCGTCAACTGATAACGATGGAGATGCGCTAGCTACAGGCGCTTTGTACTTTAAAACCGGCGACGGTATGCGAGTTTATAACGGATCTGCATGGGAAGATGTAAAACCAAGCAGTTCTGAACAAACAAATATAAATACAGTAGCAGCAGCTAACTCGAATATTACTGCAGTGGTAAATAATGCTACAAACATTAATGCTGTAGGTGCTATTGATGGTAATGTAACTAGTGTTGCAAACATAGCTAGTGATGTTACGTCTCTTGCCAACAGTTTAGAAAAGACTTATACAGTTACAGTTACAAACCCAGGTTCTGGTAACGTTTTTGTACTAGGATCTGATGGTAACGCGCCAGCTATCGAGATGTTTAGAGGTAACACTTACGTATTTAACCAAAGTGATGCTACTAACGATGGTCATCCATTAGTTTTTAAGAACGGTAGCTCTGCTTATGAAGTAGGGGTAACATATTTTCTAAATGGATCAGAGGCCACACAATCTAACTACGTAAACACTACAACATTTAATGCAGGTAGAGCTTCAGGAGTACGTAAGGTTCAAATAGAGGTAGCTTCTAACGCGCCTAGCAGTGGTTTAAGGTATTATTGTTATATTCATGGTAATGGTATGGGTAATACTATAACTGTTAAAGATAGTAACATATCGCTAGTTGCTGGATCTATAACTAATGTAAACACAGTTGCAGGGGCCAATTCTAACATTACTGCTTTGGCGGCAAGTGCAGTTATTAACGATATGTCGTTATTAGGAACTACTGATGCTGTTGCTGATATGGCTTTGTTAGGAAATCAAACAGTAATAGACGATATGGCTTTGTTAGCTGATAGCGCAGTTATAACTGATATGGGGTTATTAGGAAACCAAACAGTAGTAGATGATATGGCGTTGCTTGCAGTTCCAGCTGTAATAACTGACATGGATATATTAGGAGCTAGCGGAGTAGTTGGAAATATAGCAACAGTAGCAGGAGTAGCTTCAAACGTAACAACCGTAGCAAATAACGTAAGTGGTGTTAACTCGTTTGCTGATAGATACAGAATCGCATCTTCTGCACCGACAGCATCATTAGATGTTGGTGATTTGTATTTTGATACGACTGCTAATGAGTTAAAAGTTTATAAGTCATCAGGATGGGCGGCAGCTGGTTCTACAGTTAATGGAACGTCAGCACGATTTACTTATAACATTTCTGGAACACCAACCGCAGTAACCGGGTCAGATGCTAATGGAGCCACTCTTGCATACGATGCTGGGTTTGTTGATGTTTATCTTAATGGTGTAAAACAAGTTAATGGTACAGACGTAACGGTTACAAGTGGTGATACAGTTACGTTTGCTTCTGCTCTTGCAGCTGGTGATGTAGTAGATATAGTTGGTTTTGGTACGTTTAATGTGGCAGCAATAAACGCTGCAAATATAAATAGTGGTACAGTACCAATAGCAAGAATAGGAGCTTCCGGAACAAAAGATAATACTACATTCTTGCGAGGTGATAATACTTTTGCTGTTGTTGATACAACAAATGCATCTAATTTATCTACTGGTACATTGCCAAATGCACGATTAAGTTCTGTTCCAAACTCTGCATTAGCTAACTCAGGAATAACTATTAATGGATCATCAGTTGCTTTAGGTGGTTCGGTTACGTTGCAAGAAGATTTTTCTTGGGAAACAAAAACGTCAGCATTTAATGTGGCTGCAAGTCGAGGGTACTTTGTAGACACATCAAGCTCTGCAATTACAGCAACATTACCAGCCAGTCCTACTGCTGGTGATACTGTGCGATTTATAGACTTGAGTGCAACATTTGATACAAACAATTTAACTGTGGCTCGTAACGGAAAGAAGATACAAGGCGATGCAAGTGACATGACTGTTGCCACGGAACGAGCTGGATTTGCTCTGGTATTCTCTGGGGATACTCAGGGTTGGCTATTGATGGAGAAATAATATGAGTACATACGAAACAAATAGATATGCGTTTCCAGCGTCAGCTATAGCGTCAGGCACTCTCAACGATGCTAGAATACCAAACTTGGCAACCTCAAAGATAACATCAGGAACTTTTGATAATGCTAGACTATCGAGTGGGTCAGTCACCCAACACGTTGACTTATCAAATCTTAATGCTTCAAATCTAACCTCTGGTTCTATACCCAACGCAAGAGTGCCAAGTGGTGCAGTAACACAGCACGTTAGTGCAGTTACAAATGCAGTTGGCAGTTGGTCGCCTGGCTTTAATAATTTTAGCGCAGATAGTGTTAATGCACGATATGTTAAAGTTGGTAGGTCTGTTCAGGCATCAGTTGATTTTAGAAGAACAGGTAATTCCTCTACAGATAGTCTTGCTTATATAAGTGGTCTCCCTTTTACGTCATATAACTCTGGGTATATTGTAGGTATGGGTGTAGCTTCTGGTCATCATGCTTATGGTTCAAGTTATGGGTTCGTGGGTATTGTTTTTTATAATTCAACTAGTATTTATTTTAGAAATGATGAAAGTAATAGTAATTACTCTTCTGGTGGTGCTGACAATATGTTTAGGGGTCACGAGTTCAATGCTACTGCGTATTACACAGTAACAGTTAATTATATTGCGAACAGCTAATGACTAAGCTTTCAGAACGCATAACAAAAATAGAAACGACCAATCATATTCAGTATAAGGAAATCTTTTTTCGCTTACGTCGGTTGGAGCGGGATATAATTTCATATCAGGATACTACATATCAGCAAGTTAATAGGAGAAAAGAATGAGTAAATATACAACAACAAAACAAATGTACTCAATGGATGTAATGCGTGTAAGTGACAATCATGCGTGTGGTTTTATGTGTTCAAATGTGTGGCATGAAAATGATGAGCTTTATATGGATGCGATTTTATATGTTGAGGGTGATACTTTACCTGATGGTAAGAAAGTTGGTGATGTTATGATAGAAGCAGATACTTTGCCTGATGGAAAAAAGTTTGGTGACGTAAAGACTGCTGGTCGTGGCTGGCTACAAGAAGACTTCAACTGGGACACAGAATTACAAGCTACTTTTGGTGAGGTCGATGCAGACCTTAAGAAAGAACTAACTGACTATTTTACTACAGACTTAAAAGCAAAGTATTTAGCAAATCAAAAAGGTGAGTAGATGACAAAGGCAAGAGATTTAGCAAATGTAATTAGTGGGTCTGGAGTTTTAGCTGGTGGTGTTATACCAGATTTGCCAGCATCTAAAATAACGAGTGGAACTATAGCGTCAGCTAGGCTCTCTCTGTCTGCTTCTGATATACCAAATTTAGCAACTTCAAAGATTACGTCTGGAACGTTTGACAATGCAAGGTTGTCTTCTGGTTCTGTTACTCAGCACGTAGACTTGACTGCATTGTCAGCAAGTAACTTAACTTCTGGTACTGTACCCTCTGCTCGATTATCATTAGGAGCAAGTGACATCCCAGCTTTAGCAACGTCCAAGATTACATCTGGTACGTTTGCTGATGCAAGATTTGCTGCAAGTAATATTACTCAGCACGTTGATTTATCAAATCTTAATGCAAGTAATCTAACAAGTGGCACAGTTCCAGACGCAAGAGTTAGTTCCTCTTCTGTTACTGCTCATGTAAGTGCAGTTACAACAGCGTCAGGAACTTGGTCGCCTACAACAAGTTCGGGTAGTCAGTCTGTTGATAGTGCTAGATACATGAGAGTTGGAAATCTTGTTTCTGTAACGTGTTGGGTTTCTACTACGGGTTCAGCACCAGCTTATAATCAAACTATTTGGACTTTAGGTGGATTACCATATACACCTGTAAATACTGGTACTTCTGACGATGTTGTTGGTTTAGGTGAGATTAGATCAGCAGGAGGTTCTATGTCTATTTGGGTTCTGTCAGGAAATTCTACTATACAAATAGGTAGTGGTAGGTATGCTGCCGATGCCAATAATTCAGGACTTTCAAACAGCACAAGTACCAGCCTAGACACTATTAATAAAGCTGTTCAATACAATCAGTACGCATGGTGGGAAAATGGTGCAGACAAGCACTATCAGCTACAATTAAATTATTATGTATAATGACAAAGCTATCGGAACGCATAACAAAACTAGGAAAATTACATGGATAACGATCAGGCACAACAAGTATTAACCGATATGGCTGTTATGCATACGCGAATGCAGTCATTAGAGAAACGTTTACATAGATTAGAAATGATATTAATCGCTTTAATAGGTGGTTATGTAGCATTTACAATAAGCATATTTACACAAATAATGCCATAAGAAAGGACCGAGATGGAGTCAATAGCAGTATATATTATTTACGCAGTCATAAATTTTGGAGATGTAATCATCACACAAGAGTTTAAACCTATTAGTTTTAAATCACAAGAGCAGTGTGAAGCTTACTTACATCTTAACTCAGAGCCTATTAACCTTAGTTTACAAGATCATTTTAAAAAACTAGGTAA